GAGGTATTGTCGGTGCGCAGCAGCTTCGCGCCAGCCTGGCGCATCTGCTCCACCAGCTCAGCCAGCGACTCTTTGCCAGCGCCAATGGATGAGCCAGTATGCTCAACGTACTCGAGGCCCTGCGTCTGCCGATCGTTAAACGAGGTTGCCGATGAAGAGCCGATGGTTAACTCTTCCCCCTCCTCCAGACCGAACACGGTGAGGATCGGCACCCGGGCGACGTGGAGGATGTTGTCCTGCTCGCTCTGGCTCTGCCAGTGCTTGACGTTCAGCAGTGCCATGTTGAGCAGCGGCGGTGAACCGCACATAAAGCCGGTGCGCTTGGTGTAGAGCGTGACCAGGGTGATATCGCGACGGGAGGTTTGCCATTCGTCGTGTAACGCCCAGGTGGCCTGCCCCTCTGCACCGGTAGACTTCCGGTAAATCTGCACCTTGCCCGGCGTCAGGAGGCGGATCTGTTCGACTTTCGTCTGCCCGAAGTCGTCACCGTCTTCGACCACCACCTCTTTGATACGCAGCGACGTGAGCACGACCTTGCCGCCGGTCATCTTCGACTTCCAGCCAATTACCTGGCGGGGATTCAGCATGGTGACGTACGGGCGCGCGCCGATCACCTTCTCATCGGCCTTGGTCTTCACCTGTTCGGGATTAACACGGGGATAGTCCACCAGCGCATGGGAAAGGCCATACTGCATCGCCAGGCTAAAGAATGACTGCGCCCATACATCCAGGCGGGTGCCTTCAAGGTCCACGTCTTTTGCGAATTCACGCAACTGGTCCGGTACGTTTTCGCCCAACTGGATTGGCTCAGCGAATACACGCCCGACGTTCTGGTTGATCGTCTCTTCGTAGGCAGGGAGAAGCGTGGCCACCGCCAGGCGCTTTTTGTAATCCTCTTTGCCTTCCTTCGGCCAGCGAGGAAGATATGACTCACCCAGCTCGCGCATGTACAGCGTGCCGCCCATCAGGGCGTCGTTAATGTCCCACGCCTGCACCATGTTCCCATAGTCCAGATTGGGTGTTGAAATATCAGGCATGGGGTTAGAGCCTCAGGCTGGTGACTTTGCCGACTTTCTTCGGCGGTGAATGTAGGACGGCGTAGCGCGTGCCATCCCAGTCGTGATCTTCCTGCTGGGTGTCTACGTCATCAGGGTTCTTGCTGTCGCGAACAAGCACTGGCACACGGCTTATCCAGCCCCGGCAGTAGTCAAACACGTAAAATGCTGGCTTCTCTGGCATGCCGGACTCCAGCTTCTTGCCTTCAACAACAGCCTCGAGCATGTCAGCAAACAGGGCCGCGCCGTTCACGCGAGATCCCGGTTTCTTATTGGATGGCACCCACTTAACACCCTGCGATTCCATCTTCTGGGCAATGGATAACTCGTCGTCGCCGGTGTTGTAGATCGCCCCATCAGCCGGGCCGGGTACAACCTTCTTGCAGATGCCGGGCATGATGTTCAGTTGCCCCTGAGTCACCCCGTTGAGTTTTATCTCCTCGGGCTCTGCTAACTCTTCGCCCACCAGCCGCTTATCGACCCAGGCCACGCCCTTGGCGACGTTTGTGGAGGACATATTCAGGCCCTTGTTCAGTTCGTCCGGCGGACAGCCGTACCACTCACCAATCAGGATCAACGTCCCAGCCGGCGGACAGAACTGGCGCCCGTCCGGCAACTCGGCGGCGGTGCCGTCAGTCCGTGCCCACCAGAGGTTAGAGAACGGCTTTGACTCGCCCCAGTCGTGGGAGCGGTCAACAGTCCAGCTATCAGGGATGCGGAATGGCTTAATGACATGCAGTGAAGCGTTCCACAGATGGTCAAAGCGGCCACCGCTGGTAACGTCCCAGGAACCTTCAACCCACGCTTTGCGTCGGTTGGGATCTTTGATAGCCATCAGCGTTGCGATGTACTGGGGATCCAGATACGGGTTCTCTTTAAAAGAGCCGTGAATCGCCACGCGGGTAAGCGTCACATCTTCTTCCCGCTCGGTCTGCGGGTTAAACACTTTCTGCGTCTCGCGAATGATAGTGCCGCGCGGCGCAGGCTCGATGAAGCGCTTCTTCACCCAGGTATGGCCGATGCCGAACGGGTTCGTGGTGCTGAACGTTTCGAGCGGGATCGGCTTAAGTAGCGAGCCATCATCCCGCGGATAGTTTTCCGGCCGGAACGATGAGCGTCGGCAGGAAAACATCATCTCGTAAAACTCGGACGATTGTTGCTTGGTCAGTTCGTTGAAGCCAATGAACGGGAACTCCTGACCGTGATAATCCCAGTAGTCGCCCTCTTCCTTCCCGAAGCGGAACAGCAGTTCTTCGCCAGTGGGCCACACCCAGCGCAGTTCGGATGCTGACGCCAGATAGCGCGCGCCGTCGTTAAACAGACGATACATACGCTTTGACTGGGTGATGATGTCGGTGAGGTTCTTATACTCGGTATCGAAGATGACGCCACGCCAGAATGAGCCGTAGCCCAGGCCAACGAGGCGACGAAAGCGCGCCAACTGCGCAGCAGTTTTTCCTGGGCCACGCGTTCCCTCGTAGAGAATCTCGTTACACGGGCAGCTCAGGGAGAGCGACTGCGATCCCGACAAAGGTTTCCAGACTGCTTTGTAATTCATCCACCAAGAACCTCGCTCTGCTGCTTCTGTGCTGCGGCTTCCCATTCATCTACGTTATCGCAGGACGGGACCGGCATAATGCTGTGGACTGCGGTGACCTTCTGCTCTACCTGTTCTTTGAATGCCTGCACACGAACATGCTTGCCAAGTAGTTCGAGGTTCTTCACTTTGTCGGGCCATTTAACCTTTTTGAGAATAGTTTCTGCTGTCTCCTCGTCGAAATTCTGGATCGTAGTGCTGATGTCCAGGCCGGTTAGCGAAATTCGCCAGGCCTTTGGCCATGAGGTGATGGGCTTAAGGCTCCCGTCATCATTCAGGATGTCCATAACATCCATCTGATCGATTTCAACCAAGCGTCGGAGCACATAATCAGCATCAATACCCACAACTTCGTTGCGCTTCGTTTTGAGTTCGGCGATCCTGTTTTGGATGTCAAGTTTTGACAATAACTGAGCAGCTATACGGTTTGCAGTTTTGACGCTGTACCCCGCCCGAATAGCCGCTTGTGTAGCGTTTAAATCGATGAGGTACTCGCGACAGAAAATCTCTTGTTTGTCGGTGAGTGCCATTTTTACTCTCAGAGGTCATGATGGAAGATTTAGTTGCAAGGCTTGAAGAGCTTGAAGACAAGGTTATGGATTTGAATGCATCCGTTATTGCCCATAAATCAATGATTAGTGCCCTTTTGACATTTGTTGAGTTGAAATATGGCGCATCAACAAAAAATGCCATCAGCAAAGGCCTTCTGGAGGCTATAGAAAATCACACCATTGAAGGCGATTCCCCTGAGGCTATAAGCTCGCAGCTGCTTTCAGAGAAGTACCGTGAATTCGTTTAAGTGAAAAAGTGAGGAGATAATAGCCTTCAATATTGGGTCCAATTAGATCCTCACTAACCATCATATATACCCCCTATAGGGGGTATTTACGATTTATCCGCCACAGGGGATATCCATCGCCGAGTGCCCCGGTTGAAACGCTATGGAATGACAATAAAAAACCGCCCTGAGGCGGTTAAAAATGTTTCTGAGTAAGTTGTGCTAACTTTTCTTTGAACACAATACTGCCCTCTCGCATCAACTCAATTTGCTTTAAGGCAAGTATATTGAACTCACTTGGACCTAACTTATCTGTTATGCATAAAGCGTAGTTACTCAGTATTATAGAATTCATTTCGGTTATGCGTCGGAATTCAGGTGCCAGTTCAGGATAGTAAAGAGTGAGTAAAGCATTAATTCGAGTTTGAACAGATTTATCAATGTGAGAGTTCCATTCTGCCTGCACCTGTTCTTGAGTCTTAGTGCCAGTCGTTCTGCATACGGTTAATAAGTAGATTTGATAAGCGGACTCATGCCATTTATCAAAAAGGCTAAATAATTCCTCAGCTTTATTTATGTAAAACTCACGATTCGTCTTCCATTTTTCGAACTGGTTTTGGCTTTCCCTCGCTTCCCTTGTGGTTCGCGCATTTGCTCGACTCACGAAGAAATTTATCAAACCAGTAATTGCGACGCCTATCAAAGCCGAACCAGCAGAAATAATAGGTGTTGCATTTTCGCTTAGCCATGCTGTCATATGACCCTCCATCATTGACGTTACAACTTAACATTTGATGGAGGCAAACTTACTAATTATTTGCGTCTTTCTTCTATGTTCCGTATAGCAGTCTTGTCGATATTGCACTGAGCCAGCGCCGATAAAAGGCTTACATTCAGATCCAGACTGGCCCCGTAGGTTAGCGGGTCGGGAATAGCTGGCTGCTGCGTCTCAGTTGTCAGGTTTGCCGGCAGCGGCACCCCCGGAATCTGTACGTACACTGTCCGCGTATTTCCGCAGCCGGTCAGCAGCTGCAGCAGGCATAGGCCGATGAGCGCAATCATCATTCGCAACAGCCACTTTGATATCTGCCTGAATTCTCTGTGACTCCAGTGCGGTCTCGTTCTTTGCATTCTGGTTAGCCTCGGAAATGGCGTTGATTATGTTTACTGCCTTAATCACATTGGCGGTAATGGCATTGGCGGATTCGGCTTGCTGCTCTGCGCTATCTGCCCGCGTCTTTTCACGGCTGGCTTTGTCGCTGTAATACCAAGCCGACCAGCACGCTCCGCCGAACAGGCACAGGATGAACAAGACGATCACAATGAGATAATGGAATTTCATCAAAACACTCCCGGCGCAGAAATGGGGATGCCAGGATTAAGCGGCCCGGCACCCGCGTTAAACAGCTGCGGCTTTTGCTGCCACTCACAGACGGAACGCTCAATCTCGCGCCGGGTGATAAGCCCTTTCCACTGTTGCCCACCAGCATAGGTCCAGCGCTGCAGCTCTTTGCACGCGCCCGGAACATCACCAGTATTCAGTTTTTTCAGCAATGTGGAGCGACTAAATGCGCCAGCGCCCACGTTATAGGTGAAGGAGTAAAGTGCTGCGCGAGTGGTCTCAGGGATGCGGATCTTGATCAGCGGGTCGATGGCCGCCGCCACCTTACGCAGATCCGACTGCAGCAGGGCATCACATTCCCGGTCGGTGTAACGGTGGCCGCGGCGAACGTCAGCGCCGGTGTGCCCATCGCATACAGTCCAGACACTAACCACGTCCTGATATGCGTAATAGCGCCGCCCTTCCAGCCCGTCAGCATTGCCAAGCATTACTGCGGCAATGGTTATTGCGCCGGACCCGCCAGCAATGGCCGTTACCAGCTTATTCCTCAGTGTCGGGTTCATTCTGGCTCCTGCTCTTATTGCGGCGATTGTCTTCGCAGATCTTGAAGTACAGATTTGTCAGGTACGTAAGAACAGCGACAACTATGCCCACCAGCACGCCGATGGCGTTCCACTGCTCAGGGCTGTATGCGTTTAGAATGCCGTTCAACACGCTCCCTGCAGAGGCGCCGTAAGCTGCGCCGGTAGTAATTTTGTCCATTCGTGACATCTCTCACCTCCGATTATTTCGGGGTGCTGTGCGTAGTGGGGGTTCAGGCTCGCCGGATGAATTAACGACAAAACGAGTGATGGGGATATCCAGGAGCCTGAAATAGAAAAGCCCCAGCGTATGCCGGGGCTAAATAGGGCGCCAGATTATGTGTCTGGCGGTACAACCTCCCATTTGATATCGTTAAATTGCCAAAAGTAACCATTCAAACGAAGAGGATTTTTATGTCTGAACAAAACAAGCCACAAGGTGAAAATAAACCTCAGCAACCTGCGGCACCAAAACCTACTCCAGCCCAAAGTACTGCAGACTTTGCTACACGTCGTGTATTCGTTGGAGATTCTGCCGATTCAGTCATCGAGCATATAAAAAAACAGCAGAAATAAGCATTGCAGCTACCGGAGCGAGGATGGTGAACATCCTCGCTTTATCAAGACACGTTCGAATTTTCTCATTTTCCGTCAACAATTCGCTCGCTGTATCATTCAAGTCAACAAGGCGATACCTTCGTATAAGAGGCAATAACTTCTCCGGCCCTACATATCCTGCATCGGCGAATAATTTAAAGGTCGACGGATCCATATCCCTGTATTTCTCATGATATAGATTACCAGGAGGGGCATTAATCAGGCCTCTAACCTTCACCGATAAGCCGGTACATACAAGGTAAATAGCGCACCATGTCCATAGCAAAGTAAATGTGGTAATTCCCGCAGCTAGAAAATCGAAATTGGTTTTCTGCGTCAGTAATAAAAAAGATGAGCCAATTCCAACAATCTGAATGTTCAGAAGTTTGTATCCATTCTCAACATTGATTTTATTGGAAAGATGAATTTCTCGTATCGTCTCCTCTCCCTGTTTTTCAAGGTAATCAACGAGCTCTTCATCCACCCCCAAAAAATAATCTTTAGGTAGCTCTTTCATCCCACCCCCACACTCTGTACTGAAAACAATTTTACCTGAATGTCATGATCCTTGGTATTACTGTCTCCAGAAACGACAAAGCCCCACGGTGTTAACCGCAGGGCTTGAAACGAAGGCAGTAACCCATCGTTGGGATGAAATTAACACAGTTTCCGGAAAAGTAAATAGCCCGGGATTGAAAAGTAAGCCGTTTTCGTGAGCGCTATCGCGTTATATGTTTGAGCTGCGCCTCTGCCCACGCCTCCTCGATATCGAATTTCGCGATCAACTGGTCGTAGAATGGCTTAACCGACTTCTCCCAGGTGGCGACGGTGATCGCATCTGTAATCTGGCAAATAGCTGCATATGCCTCCGTTGATGGGATTCGCTCATACCCGCGCCCGCTGCAGCGCTTGCAGGTGCTGAATACCGGCAACCCCTGCTTTTTCGTTTCCTTCTGGTTTACGGCTTTACCGCGCCCCCGACAATCGCTACAGGCTGCGCTCACCCGTCCTGCACCGTTGCACTTTTTACAGAGCACTTTTACGGTCTCTTTGACTTTCACCATTCCGGCCAAGGTCATCTTGCCTTCTGGCTTACGGTATTTGTTGGTGAACACATCAGCCTCGATAAACCCTTGCCCCGCGCAGCAATCGCAATGTTTCACGCTGGCGGCGCTGCGCGAATAGTCCTCAAACGCAAAAGTGGCCAGTTGGTACATTACCAGCGGCTTAACCCCGTCGCTCAGCTTGCGCAGCGCAGCAACTTTATCGCATTTTGTCAGCGCGTATTCGGCCAGCAGCGCGATCGCCCTCTCCCTGTCGTTATGGCTGATACCCATCTTACCGAGGAAAGCGCTGTACCCCATGGCGGCGCGTTCCTGCGTCATGCCCATGGCTGCCATGATATCCGTACCGGTCAGAGAATCCGATGCGGTGGCGCGCGGGGAGTCGCTGATCATCGTGGACTTTGCGAAGTGGTATTTCACGGTGTTTTCGAGATTCATGCTGCGGCTCCTGCCATCAGGTAAATGCGAATAAAGTTACGAAGGATGCGATAGTCCACCAGCACCGTTCCCGGGCGGCGATAAATGCGGAGGCGCAGCCAGCGCATGCGAAGCGATTCGATCAGTTCTGGTTTCATGCTGCTACCTGCTGTTTTAGTTTTCTGAGCTTGGCGCGGTACTTGTCGCGGATCTGGATAAAGTCATCGCGGCGGTAATTAGTCATTTCGTGAGGCCCATTCAGCCAGTCGACATATTCCTGCCCGTAACGAGCGATCAGTCCGTCTTCGTAGTTCTTCGCCACTGTCGCCTCTTTGGCTGTGTACTTGCCGGAACCGGCATTGCAGGATTTGCATTGCTTATGGGCGTTGCGTTCTTCGAAGCGCAGTTCTGGATTAGCGCCGACTGTTTTGAAGTGGCCGCAGTCCCACTGACCGCCATGTAGATCTGGTGGGTTGGTCTCTCCGCAGCTTATACACGGCAAATCGGCATCACGCGCACGAATGAAGGCATTGAAAGCCTGTTGCGCCTGGACTTTGTAATAACTGGCAGGCCTTAGTTCGGCCAGGCGTGTTTTGCGGCGCTCACGCCCAGCCTTCTCCTCTTCGCGCTGACGCTTCTTCTCAGCACGCAAAGCCTCGGCGCGGTTCTTTGCTGTCTGCGCTTTGGCAACGGCAGTAGCGCATTCGTAGCTGCATACAACCTGGCCATCGCGAGCCGGGTGGAACCACTCGCGGCAGTTCTGGTTTGCGCACTTACGGCGGGGGTTTTTAGCCATGCTCAACCCCAGACCTTTTGGCGGAAGGTCCGCGGCGTTGGCTCGAGGTACTTAACCTCCTGCCGCTCCACGCTGACCGTCCAGGTAAGGTAATCGCGATTGAGGCTGCGCGTTACAGCTACCCCGCGGCGCTGGTACTGCCGCTGAAGTTCATCGGCCTGTTCGGTTGTGCATTCGGTGTAGTGGAACCATGATTTCGCCATCTGGTTATCCCCCGAAGCTCATCAGCTGCGCGGCGGCGTTCTCAGCCTCGCGCTGGTCTTTGAATGCCCGTGACAATATCCAGCGCCACAAAACATCGAGTGCAGCCCTGTAGAGTTGCTGAAACTCGGTCTCGTCCATATTGGCGAAGGCAATGCTGCGGGGATGTTTCCGAAGGGTGCCGTCAGGCAACTGGATAGCGTCGTAATGCCCGGATTCGATAGTTACCCAGGCGCGATACGCGTCGAAGGACTTGCAGGCGCTGATGCTGCCAGTGCGCTTGTCGGCGATGCGTTCAAGATACTGTTCAGCAGCATCCAGCAGCGCGCCTTCGTTCCCGCCGTATGAAGCGAGGTATTTCGCATAGCCGGTCACTAGCTTGCGTTCGTTGGATGAGATGGCCCCGCCGGTTGGCTCCCAGTATTCGAAGCCGAGATTCAACAGAGCAAAGAAGCGACGATGGAAGGCCGGATTACGGACCTGTTTGAAGTCGGCCACCAGCACGGCGCCGAGCTTGATTTTTGATTGCAGTAATTCGCTGCTCTCCGGCGTGGCGGGGATCAGGATTCCTGAGGATTGCTTGATGAGTTGTAACTGCGCCATGGGAGCTTTCTCCGTGGCGCATCGTTGTCAGGTTACCGGTTGTTCAGGCCGATACAAACATTATGCTATTCAGGTAATAAAAAGGTCAATTGTTGGCTGATAACTCTCTGACAATCTCAGCCAGTGTGTCGCGTGATATGACACGTTCATCCTTCTGGAGGCGCTTGTGGCTTATGTCGAGACCAGCAGAATTTATCAGCACGCGATCTCCTGGCAGGAGCTTAAACGAACACGCAGCAGCGCCATCAGAACGCCTCACGAGATCGTAGTATTCACCTCCATCAGAACACACCTCAGCCACATTAACCCCCTTACTTTGCTATCAACAAATACACTCTCCCGGAACAAACTCACCAGGGGTCTGAATACCCTTATTGGGTACCGGAAGAAAATCTGATTATTTACTCAAGCCAAAAAACCATACACCAAAATACTGTACGGATAAACAGCATTTATTGGTTTGGCTTAAGTATGTACGCGAAATATATGTTCGTGCAAGTGCATTTATCTGTATGATTTAAATAATTTTTTATGCTACTATCGTACAAAAATTAATCGTTATTTTTAACACTTTGGGCAGGAAAAATACTGAGGCTAAATATCTGATTGGAAAATGCTCGGACCTAACAAACAGAGGACTGCTCTGCGGTTGAGGGTATATTGCCGAGGTGACACACCTTGTCAGGTTGGTAATTTGTCGCCGCGCTGTGGCTATTATCTAATCGATTTCATAGATCAATATCACTGCATCGATCGGTAATAACGATCATGTGATTGTGGGGTGGCTCTTGAGGTGCCCAACAGCCGAAAAAAGGCCTCCGGAGCGGCCTTGGCTATAGATATGTGTTTTGCCTTATCGCTTGTATGGGAGATGATGTCTCGGTTAAAAACGCCCCGTCTGTAGCATATCCCCTAAAGATTCGTGTGTATGCGCAACCTACTATTAAAAACGAAATCGCAAATACCAAATGTGTATGCGTACTAGCAATCGATTATGATTCTGAAAAAATTGCCAAATCCCAGACAATGAATTAAAATATTATTCATTATCTTATAATGAATTTAATTTCAATGACTTATAGAAAGTGAGTGTGATTATGCCTGGTGATTCAACGGGGTTTTCTGGTAGTTTAAGTAACGATTCGGCCAACACCTCAATTGTACAAAATGCAACCCAACGTTCAGTAGTAAGCCATGCTACTGTTGCAAGGTATAGGCAAGCACATGATGCTGCTCTACAAGCACAAGAACAGTTAGTGAAAGACATTATCAGAGTATCGTCCACTGAGCCTGATACCACCTTCGCATTGCTTCAAGAAGCTAAAGAGTTGCGAGAAAAAATAGAAGGATTTACTGATAAAATAGCACAAAGAGCAGAAGGCGATTTTACATCTCATGATGTTGATATTATGAGGGATATGAAATCTGGTAAGATCCCTGAGGTCAAAATCGCAGAATATTTCAGTACAAATCAATCGAAGGTCAACCGCTTGCTTAATAATAAATAACCATATTAACAATAAACAGCAGCCGATAGCTGCTGTTTTCACATGTACTCACACTAAGCTTTTTAAGAAGTTTCCAATCCGATAATGCATATCAGGCGGCATTACACTCATCAGCATTTCAACGAATATAGGCGAAACAGCGTGGCATCTGCTAATACTACGTACACTTCAACCTCAATAATCTTGATCGATAATGTACCCAACCGTTAATCGTGTCAGCAAGTAGAAGGCAAAAATGGTTGTCACCGAACTCAACTGGCTCCGGTGACATACCTATAGTGAGCCTACTTAAAATCTGTAAATATCACTTATGAACCAGCAAGTGAATCAGGGTGTGGTATCTCAGCCATTACCTCTTGAGCATCACAATTATCAATGAAGAAATAGAGGGTAGAATCAACAACTTTCAACCGTCTTGTTCCCTGATCATAATCAAATAGAGGAGGAACAATATTTTGATTGGTTTGAAGTACTGGCAAGCGTTTTAGCGTACCTGTAACATCAGAAGTACGTACATTATCAGGATGTGTATGTATTTCACGGATGAGTTCTTGTAATGTTTTTCGCTCTATTCCATCTTTTAATTCGCTGTAGCTACGGCTGAGCAAAACTTGAACAAGATAATATTGTAAATAAAGAGCAACAGCATCCTCGCTAGGTCTCCGACTTCTACTCCCAGCGGCAATGGACTCCAAACTTCTAACATGTCGTGAAGCATAATCTGCGACTTTGACAGATATTGCTTGATCTAATATATCTGAGTTTTCGAGAATCAGGACTTCCCTTTGTACTTGCTTGACCCCTGATAGCTCGCAGAATTTTTTTAGCAACTCTTGAACAACCGCAACACTTCCATGCGCTTCATGAAATATTCTTGACTTTAATTCCCCGCTGATAGAAATATTCAGCGTATTCTCGCCCGCTTCGGATACCCTTGCAAAATCTTCGGTCTCCCATGGTTCAACAGGCACCTCAGCTACCCTATCTTGTAAATCGCCATTAAATTGTATTAATCTATTATTTTCACGCCACACACCAAGAATAATAAACCGGATCCCCATCTCTTCAAATGTGCGAAGATCGAAAGCAAGCTGCCCTTGGACTTCAACTGCGAGATAGTGAAAGTTTTCAAGTACAAAAAACTTCTTTCCGCCTCCAACTTCTAATAATAACTCTCCGACATCTTGTGCAGCATTTAAATTAAATTCTATAGGTTTACTTGTTGTCTGGATTTCCTTCCCGACTTTTCCTTCAACTCCAGCCTCAATCTCACCTTTTGCAAAAATTGGTATGAAAGCTGAGAATGTGCTTTTCAAAGAGGTAGAAGCCTCTTTGTTAGATGTATTAGCTTTTTCAGTAACAATTTCAACGCCTAGTTGACGTAAAAATGCTCGATATATGTCCTCCGCTGAGCTAGTTGGGCCACAGTGATAGGTACATCGATATTGTTCATCTAGATGTCTCTGGAGTAGTGCCGTTTTACCTTGCTTCGATGACCCATAAATAACGATTTGTTTTGTCGTCGCAAGAGCATCTGATAGCGTGGAGTCAACTGAATCTCGTTCAATGTAGCTTGCAACAGGATCCCGGGAAACTCCAAAAACGTTATTTAGGTGCATTGTCGATCTCCGTAGTTTGATTATCTGTATGATACCATGAGTTTTTAGGAGTATAAATATTATGCATTTATCACACTGCTGATGACTGCGGAACGAAGGCGACGCAGCTCTTTTTGCATATATGAGTTTGATAGCTTTAGCCATATCGATGATCGGCGTGTCGCTGCTCATCATCTTCGCAAACTGATGACCCACGGCCACCAGTTCTTTGTTGCTCAGTGAATCACTCATGTGATGCTCCTCGATGCGTGTAACGTTCCATGTCAAAGTCGATAACTGCCCGCTGGTCGCGGAAGACGCCGCAGCGCCCGTGGCGGATAAGGTTCCCCTGCTCTACGGCAGCCCGGATGTATTTCTCTGCAGTGGTGCGATGCAGGCCGAACATGGCGGCGACATCGTTGGTCGTCGCGCGACCATGCTTTTTCACAAGCTCGATAATCCAGGCGATGAACAGGGTGCGCTCGCGTTGAGTTTTTGGTCTTGGCATACTCACTCCCTTCTCACTTCACAGCCCGCAGGTGCGATACGTTCCCGCGATAGCTTGCCCAGTCGAAATTGACCCAGATGCCGCTGTCCATCCGAAGGCGATCCACGACGCGCGCGCCGAGTGTGGCCACCAGCTCGTCGTAATTCAGGTTGCTGAGGATGCCGACCGGTCGCATCGAGGAGAGCCGACGGTCAATCACCTGGTTGATGATCACCTTCTCACCGCTGGAGCCGCGCTGGATGCCTACTTCGTCCAGCACCAGGAGATCGACGTTACACAGGTCGTTAAGCAGCGCTGATTCAGACTGTCCGCCGTCGTAGCACTCGCGAACACGGAGCATCAGGTCAGGGATGGTCACCACCAGAACGGAGTGCCCGGCTGCAAGCAGGTGATTGCCGATCGCCGCCGCCAGATGATTCTTCCCGGTACCCGGTGCGCCGCTGAAGACGAAACTTGCGAATCCGCCGCCGCCAAAGTTTTGCGCGTAGCTCTTCGCCATGCTGTAGGCCTGACGCTGTTCCGGGCCTGATACTTCGTAGTTCGCGAACGAACAGCTGCGGTGAAGGGCCTGTATTCCGGCACGACCAAATATCTTCTCAGACCGGGCGCGCTGGTTTTGCTTCTCGATTTGCTGGCAGTGTTTACGGCCCTCTTCCTGCTGCCATGCCTGCCACTCTGCAACGCTGTTGAATTTCGGCTGCACGCTGGCCGGGATAAATTTCCGCAGGCGTTCAAGCGCGCTGCCGGTGCCGATTGCGTTTTTCATGGTTACCCCCTGAAGCCCGTTGGAATTTTTTTGTCTGGCTGGGAAATGTGATTTACGTCCCGGGCCGCCTTGCGGTTGTTAAGACCGAATTTTGGTTTGAACAGACCCTGGTACCCGTTTGCGATGCTGGTGTTGATCACGGCTACCGGATCGTGACCTTCGTCCAGGCACTCTTTCAGCAGACGGAACGCTTTGGTGACGGTCAGTTCAGTTTTGATGGCCTTGCCAGACTGCTGACGATAGGCAACCCACTCCCTCCAGGACGACGCATCCAGCCATTCAGGAACCGGGATACTCAACGGGTCAAACTTACCCTTCCCCCTTGGGGGATTAGAGGGGGTTAGATCTGTATTTATATTTGTCTTTGGAAGAATGTCTTTGGTGTTCCCTATTTTCAGGGATCCCTTTCCCTGTTTTTGGGGATGGTTATCCCCGTTTTCAGGGATGGTTGACGGGCTAAAAACACCATCCCCAATTTCAGGGATGGTAATAACCCTTGTGACAACTTCAGCAGCAGGAAAAGCCGCTGGGCACTTCATGCAATTAGGCTTGGTGTAAGCCCACTTATCCAGGCGGGTGTTTATGCCTATGTATCTGGTTTGCCCAATACGGCGCAGGATGATGATGTTCCGATAGGCAAGGCTCAGCACCGCTTCTGAAACGTGCTTTACCTTCAGCGTCGTTTTATCGGCAATGAGACTGTTAGCGATCCTGTCTGATTTTTTGGACCAGCCATAGGTCAGACGAACGATGGCATTCAGAACCCGGAACTCGCGCCCGGATAGCTCAACGATACACAGGGCATCCTGGATCTGATTGGCTAAACGGAGATAGCCATTTTCCAGATCAGCCATGCGGCTCTCCTGTTGTTCCTGCTTTGGAACGGGGAATTTGATAACTTCAGCGGTATTTGACATACTTATCTCCGCAATTACCTATCGTTTTTGCACCAGAAAGCCGTTGGTGTTCGAGCACCGCGGCTTTCGCCTTTTCTGTATAGAAGCTCTTCATTGCTACCTCACAATAAGCCGGGCGTAAGGGCAGCCAGACCGCTGACAACCTGTGCCATCGCCTCGACCGGCAGAAGGCCCAGCAAGTGTTCAATCCCCTCCCGAACTTCCTTCACCATCTGATGTTGCGGCGCATTCAGCATTACCGCCCGCTTTGCCTCACTGACCTCCTTTTCCATCGCCGCATAACGAGTCATAAAATCATCTCGTGGCGTTAGGCGGCTTCGGAACTCAAGCGGCAACACCGAAGTGATTACCGGCTCCAGCTGCTCGACGTTTGCCCGGTATACTGGAGACTTCTCCTTGTTATCCAGCCAACGAAACAGCTTCACATTCCATACATCGGCATTGCAGTTGGTGTCGATCCCTACCAGTGCCGCATCTTCAACCGCCTCCTTGATTGCCAGGGCTACAGCAACACGCCCCTCTACCGCCGCCCAGGCGCGAACGGCGGAACAAATGGCGTGGTGATCATTTTTTTGGTTATTTCTCTCATTCTGTTGAAACTGGAATGTCAGGCGTTCTGCTGTCGCTCTGTTATTCTGTTGAAAAGAAAGTGTTTGCATGATTAGTGCTCCTACTTTGGTAAACCGTCTGTGGGGTTTGGATAAGCGTTGGGGTCGATCTCATGAGGCGTAACTTTCCAGTTAAGGATTCGACACAACGGCAAAATTCGAGCGTGTGGGACTTTCCCTTTCCGCAACCATTTGCCAACGGCTTGAGATGAGATGCCGAAGCACTCGCCAATACCTACCTGAGACATGTGGCTGCTGATTTTTTGTTTAATTTGGTTATCCATTTGCTGTCCTGGCTGTTTGCTTTAGGTGATTGGAGAATAGCACTTAAAACTTTTGGTTCCAATAAAAATCAAACCAATAGTTCTAATGAACTATCAAACCATTGGTTGTAAAATGAAAATATGAATAAAATTCCTCACCCTGTATTTGCTAAAAGAATCCATCAAGTGATGGAGGAAAACGGCTGGAGCATGGCGGACCTTGCGCGGCGCGTTATGCTTTCCCACACATCCGTGAGAAAGTGGGCCAATGGCGCGTCAGCTGCGAGTGGCGAGCGTCTTAAAAGGCTGGCTGCGGTAACTGGCAGGCCTGAATATTGGTTTTTCATGGAGCAGGGAGAGGAAGGCGAGAACGGCGAAGAACTACCAGCATTGCCGCGAGTGCTCGATGAAAGAGAAGAAACGTTGCTTTCACTTTTCAACCAATTGCCGGAAGCAGAAAAGCTGCGATTGATTATTCACACCAGAGGCGTGGTTGAAGAGATGGATCTTCTTAAAAACGATGTGTACGACATCATTCATGATTTGAAGAAATAGACCCTTTCAAACCCGCTCTACAATGAGGCACCGTATCGGTGTCTTTTTTTCGCCTTCAAATAGAACTATTAGTTCCACTTACACTTTACACATCGAACTTTTGGTTGTATCTTCATTTCATCGACAACACGCGCAGCGTTGTCAGGTTAAAGAAATGTTCCGCCAGCCTGGCGACAAGGGCAAATGAGGGTGACCATGATTGACTACGCACGTAAACCAGTACGGCATCAGGCCGTAAAACTGAACTGGGTTAAGGTGATTGTTCGCCGTATCTGTTATCTGCTGGCGCAGAAGGGGAACCCAGATGTGTAACTCAACGAAATGCGCATACTGCAGCAACTCAATCGAGCAAGGGAAAGAAGTTAAAAACGTATTGATCTTCATCCGCGGCGCCCAGCTGGCGCGCGAACAACGTAATTACTGTTCTACGCGTTGCGCTTCGTACGACCAGATGGCCCACGAAAGCTAACGTAAAACCCGCGCAAGGCGGGGTCTACGTCCGGTGCCACCGACCAAAGTTACACCGGAATTTATACCAAAACCAAAAAACACACCCAATGGGCGCTATCTCTGGCCCTGGGATCTTACATTCAAAAATGAGGATCTGACATGGAATTTTTCTACCTGGTTAAGGCCACTCAGAAGTCAGGGAAGCCTGACGCTGTAGTGTGGCTCTCCGCCAACACCCAATCACGAGCTGCGTTGCAGCTGGATGTCGCGCTGGAAGATGCAGGCATCGAAACTGGCCGCGGTAAAGACTACGCCAAGCCTGTCCGCACCGATTTCCCGGTGTTCAATGACCTTCCCGAAGAAAGCACCATCGATTACACCTGGTGCGAGCGCTACACCCTGGCCGACGACCAGCGCACCTGGAACGTGATCCCGGGCACTGCGCTACAGGATGAAACCACCCTCGCCCCGGCTAGCACCACCAGCGATGCGGATCTGCCTGCCGCGCCGGTAACCGCCACTCATACCGCAGATGTGGGCAGCACCTCCCAGCTTGAAAATCGCACCCCGGCGGTTCGCTTCGCCGTTCATCTGTTGGGTGACAAATACCTTTCGGAAATCAGCCAGGAGCAGCACATCGTCGCCAACGAACTGGCGAGCGATGAGGGGAATGTTTACTTCCAGTGTCTCCTGAAGGCCAAAAATGACGTTGCTGATATTAGCGATCTCAGCCTGCATGCTGAGTGGAAGCTGGTGCAGGCCGTCAAAGAAGTTTTTCCGCAGGCCAAAGAACACGACCCTGAACTGGTGGCCGCCTTCATGTCGGGCTGGATTAAGGCAGAAGCTGGTGAACGCAATCAGCTGGTTGAAGACTGGAAGAGTGGAAAGCTCCCGACCAGGGATGAGCCTTACTGGTATGAGAACGGCCTGCGGGTACTCAAAAACGGCGATGAGTTTACTCGTTACGCAGTATGCAAACTGCCGTTCCGTCAGCAACTGCTGGCTCAACTGACGGTGGATGAACTGCGCCATCATGTCACCCGCGGTGAACATGCGGAACTGTATGCGCTGGAGATGGATACCGACAATAGCTATGTCCAGACGCTTCTGCTTGCTGCTGAAAGCTGCTCTGAGATTAAGGCTTTCGATACCAAAGACCTGTGGCGCTATACGAATGCTATTCGAAAAGTGTTCAGCATGGATAAGCGCCATGAAGTGGCTCTGCTGCTGCAGTTCACTAAAGCCTGGGTAGCCACCCCCTATATCGACCGCGGGATCCTGACGCGCGAATGGGCCGCAGGTAACCGCATCAGCCACGTGCAGCGCACAGATGCAGGCACCAATGCCGACGGCGGGTATGTAACTGACCGCGGCGCAGATGCGCATCACACCCTGGATACCCTCGATCTGGAGATCGCCTGTGCCCTTCTGCCGATGGATTTCAACCATCGAGAAATCCCGGGCAGCATTCTCCGTCGCGCCAAAGAAATCGTGACGAAAAAAGAAGAGCCGTGGAAATCATGGAGCAGCATCCTGCGCAACCAGCCCGGCGTTCTGGCGGTTAACCGCACGGCTATTTTTAACCTGGTGCGCATCGCACCAGAGAATATTCACCTGACTCCAGTTGCACACCTCGAGTTCGTTAACCGAACTATGACGACAAATTTCAATGAAGCGACTGAGCTTATGCCTATCCGTTCGGTCAGCGAGCGGCAGGAGAGTGAGATTCCAGACGCAGCTGCTGAATCTGAGGTGCCGGTAGCACAGCCGGGCGGCGGAGTTAAGACCGATCGCTCCCCTAACTACAAACCCGATTTTAACGGTCTCGATACTGAGATTGCGCTGGCAACGATGTCAGCGGATTTCAATATTTACGACATTCCAAGTGATGTTTTCCGCCAGGCGCAAGCTATCGTCGCAGCGAATGACAGTCCGTTTAAAGAATGGTCTGAAGCTTTGCGCGCAACACCCGGCATTCTGGACTATTCCCGCGCGGCAATTTTTGCGCTGATCCGCAGTGCTCATCCTGAGTATTACAAACAGCCCGGACGTCTGGTCGGATACATCGCCGCGAACCTGACCGAAACTGACCATGAACATCCTACAGCGGAAATGCTGGCGGCGGCACGCCACACTCCTGAAGTGAGCTGGGAAAGTGAAGTCAACCAACAATTGGCTGCTGAGCAACACGCATTGCCGAAATGGGTAGAAGCCGGTGAGCAAAAACTCGCTGATGAAGATGAAGCAGAAACGCAGACCCTGCCAAAGTGGGTGAGTGCTGCCGACAGCCAGCCGCAGGTCGCGAACCTCGGCGGCGGCGTGTTCTCTATCGAGGGCCTGATGGGTACAAATAATGACCCGGTCATCAATACCCCCTCAAACGCAGTCGAAAAAACGGAAACAGTAACGGAGACCACCAGCGATGTGCAGATGGAAGAGACTCACCCGCAGGAAGGAGAAGCTGGTGACGCGTTATCACCAGGCGAAAGCACTGATGCAGCTGATCCGCAAACAGATGCCCTGAATTCGTCCGAAGTTCTGGCCGCCGCAGCGCCGAGCCTGGCTAACCAGGAACAGGCCGATGTGAACCAAAACGCGGAAAATGCGCATCAAGATGACGATTCTGCGCATCAAAACACACCAAAAGTGAATCAGATCGAGCCAAAAGCGCATCAGGCCGAACCAGTAGCCGAATATCCAGCGTACTTCGAACCGGGCCGCTATGAAGGTCTGCCGAATAACGTCTACCACGCAGCGAACGGGATCAGCAGCACCCTAGTGAAAGATGCCCGTGTCAGCCTGATGTTCTATCACGGCCGCCATGTGACCAAGACTATCCGCCGCGAAAGCAGCGAGGCGCTGACGTTCGGTAGTCTGGCTCACACGCTGGCTCTGGAGCCGGAGAAGCTTCACGAAGAGTTTGCGGTGTTCCCTGGCGTCCCGGAAGAAGCGTTCACCACCACCGACTCTATGAAGGCGTTCATTCGCGAATATAACGCGGATAAACCAAAAGCCGAGCAGATGAAGCTCACCGGCAAGAAAGAGGAACTGCAGGCGGCGATCCGCGCAGTGAACCCGGATGCCATCTTTGCTGATGAGCTCGAGCAGCAATGGCGGGATAGCGTTGCCGGGAAAACCATTCTGTCCAGTGAACAACTGGCGCTGGCCACGGCAATTCAGCAAGCCCTGCTGAATCACGAATCAGCCGGGAAACTGCTGCGCCACCCTTCACGCTCAGTCGAAACCAGTTACTTCGGGATGGACGATGAAACAGGCCTTGAAGTCCGTGTTCGCCCCGATCTTGAGGTTGAGATCAACGGTGTTCGTATCGGCGTTGACCTGAAAACGATCAGCATGGGTCGCGTTAAACAGGACGGTCTGCGCGCCAAGCTGCACCGGGAAATCATCGACCGAGATTACCACCTCAGTGCTGGCATGTACTGCACCGTCGCTGACTTTGACCAGTTCTTCTGGATCTTCGTCAACAAAGACGAGGGCTACCACTGGGTGGCGGTTATTGAAGCATCGGACGATCTGCTGGCGCTGGGCGTACAGGAGTATCAGAAAACCATGCGCGCCCTAGCTCAGGCTTATGACACTAACTGCTGGCCAGCGCCGATCACCGAAGACTACACCGATGAACTGAACGACTTCGACCTGCGCCGCCTTGAAGCGCTGCGCCTGGCTTAATGGAGAGAATGACCATGCAAAACACCAATATCATCGCCGCAGAGCAGACTCCAAACACTATCTCTGCCAGTAACGCTGTATTCAACGTACAGGCACTCGGCCAGCTGACCGCATTTGCTGAACTGATGGCGCAGTCTGCTGTGACTGTACCGAAACACCTGGCGGGTAAACCAGCCGACTGCATGGCGATCGTCATGCAGGCCATGCAGTGGGGCATGAACCCTTACGCGGTCGCTCAGAAAACGCACCTGGTCAACGGCGTACTGGGTTACGAAGCGCAGCTGGTTAACGCGGTTATCTCCAGTTCAAGCGCCATAGTGGGCCGTTTCCATTATGAATACGGCGGCGACTGGGAAAAGATCGCCGGTAAGAAAGACGGCCGCGATGAGCTGGGCCTGTTTGTCCGGGTTGGCGCTGTCCTGCGCGGCGAGACGGATATCACCTGGGGCGAGAATATCTACCTGGCTGACATTACCACCCGGAACTCTCCACTGTGGAAAACGGCACCCAAGCAGCAGATCGCCTATCTCGCGGTGAAGTACTGGGCGCGCCTGTACTGCCCTGAGGTCATCCTCGGCGTCTACAGCCCGGATGAAGTTGAACCGCGCACCGAGAAGGAGATCAATCCGGCACCAGTCCAGCGCGTGAACCTGGCTGATATCAAAGGTGACAGCGTAACAACCACCAATAGCGCGCAGGAATCAGCGGCAAATATTGACGCTATGGCCAATGAGTTCCGGGATCGCATTGAGGCAGCTCAGGGCGTAGATAACGCCAAAGCAGTTCGGGCCGATATCGAAAGCGCAAAAAATGCGCTGGGTTCTGCCCTGTACACCGAGCTGAAAAACAAGGCCGTGAAGCGTTACCACTTGGTGGATGCGTATAACCGGGTCGAGGCGGCAATTAACTCCCTGCCGCAGCCCGGCGAACCGGATGGTGCCGAGCGCTTCGAGGAAGCTGAACGCCTGCTGGCGTCGGCAAAGCGTCATCTGGGTGACGAACTTCACGATCAGTTCAGCATCACCCTGGCAGATATGAAACCGGAATACGTGGCCTAAGGGAGGCGGGAGGGTTCGCCCTCCCGGCAGAGAATTTATGCGATTAATCAACCGCAGCACACAGTCACCGCTGGCGCGCAAAGCCTGCGACATTGCCCTGGCGGCCCATCAGGAGCGCTATGGCAACTACGGGCGCAGCCGGATGAAAGAGACTTACACGGTGAGAGTTGAAGGGGTGAAGGTCTGGGTTGAGGTGGTGAACCGGAAAGCGAGCTACGTGGCCACGGCGATGACCGGCATGCGCCGCCTGCGATCATTACCCGGGCAGATCGCCTGATATTGAAATATCAATGTTTAACAACCGGCATCTTTATAATGATGTCGGTTACCTGAGGTGAAAGATGGCACAGGTGATTTTTAACGAAGAGTGGGTGGTCGAAGCGAAGCTGTGTGAGAGAACGGGACTCTCAAAGCGGCAGGTAACCTGCTACCGCGCTCATCGCTGGATCGAAGGTATTCATTTTAAGCGTGTAACCCAGACTGAAGGAGATAACAACTCTCCGCGGGCGACACTTTGGTACAACTTCCCAAAGATAAACAGTTTCGTTCAGGAGCAGTGACGTGGCGCCAACGGGTGTTGAAATTCATAATGGCAAGATTCGGATATGGTTCATTTATCGAGGGGTTCGTTGCCGGGAAACGCTTAAAGGCTGGCTGGTGACGAACGCCAACCTCAAAAAAGCAGGCCAGCTCAGAGCGAAGATCACCAGTGATATCCAGATGGGGATATTCGATTATGGCCTGCAGTTTCCTGGCTCTAAGGCAGCAAAAAAATTCTCAACTACGTTGAGGATTAGTACCTTCCAGGAACTTTGTGATGAATACAGCGGAACCAAAGAGCTGGAAATGTCCTACGCATCAGCGCGGAACATGCAGTCCATCATCAAGATATTGCTGCGAATCGTTGGTAGCGAAACCCTGATCACCGATATTCAACAGATAGACATTCTGAGATACCGGAAGGAGTTGTTGCTGGGGGATATACGGAATGATGTTGTGCCACATCTCAATAAAACGGGCCGTGCACCAGCCACGGTAAACGAGCAAATACGCACACTTTGCGCCATGCTGAAATTTGCCAAACGTAGCCACATTATTACCAACAGCCCTTTTGAAGATATTCCTTCTTTAAAGCGGCCGCGGAAAGCACCGGATCCATTTACGACGGAAGAATACGAGCGATTCATTTCGGTGTTACCGGCTTCAGTTGTTAACTTATGGAAACTGGCCTTTTACGCTGGTCTTCGTCATGGGGAACTGTGCGCACTTGGATGGGATGATGTTGATCTGGTCAATGGAAAAATTCACGTCAGTCGGAATCTGAACAACTACGATCAGTTCGGGCCGCCTAAAACATCCGCCGGAGAACGCACGATTACATTGCTGGAGCCAGCCCTTGAAGCGTTAAGAGATCAGTTCCATCTGACCGGTGCAGACCAGACGACAGAAATTACATTTAACCATCGTGCGTATGCGAGCACTGAACAGCAGCACGTACGGTTTGTGTTTCGTCCGGTAATTAAATTTGCCGTTCCGAATCCATATTATTCAAAAAACGCGCTGGGCTATAGCTGGAAGCAGGGCTTAAAAAAAGCGGGAATACGCAGTCGTGTGCCTTATCAGTCTCGCCATACTTACGCGTGCTGGTTGTTGTCTGCAGGAGCGATCCCCTCTTTCATCGCCAGTCAGATGGGGCATACTGATGCCAGTATGGTGTATAAGGTTTACTCGAAATGGATGTGTGATAAAGACCGGGATCAGGTGGAGCTTTTAAACAGCAAATTAGGCTAA